CTCAGGCACTACAAACAACTCCAAGAGTACAGTCACCATCACTACCAAAAGCCCCAGCTCTCACAGTACCTAAGCTACCCAAAATTAATATCAGAGGCGGTCGTGCTGGTCTTGCTGCAGGTCTTGTAGGTGCAGGTATTGCTGCATATTCTGCCTTAAACAAACCTAAGAAGTAAAATGAAAACCTACTCACAGTTTCTTGATGAAGCATTAGCAACATCTGTAATTAAAGCAGCAGCACGATCTGCCTTTCGTAATCAAGCATTGAAACAGCAAGTTTCAAGAAGAACTGGTACTGCCCCAAGATCAGCATCATTTACTCGCCTCTACCATGGCACAACTCAACCAGCATCACAACAAATTTCTAGATCTGGATGGAGAACTAATATAAATGTCACTCGCCAAATGACAGGATCTGGAGTTTATACAACGCCACAAAGACCTGCTGCTCAGATGTATGCAAATCAAAGAGCATCTCAAAGAGGCGAAAGTCCTGCGGTGCGTACATTTAGATTACCGACAAGTACATACAATAAAGTTAAAGCACAAAGAGATCAACGTGGAGAATGGACGGCACAAAAAGGAGGAAATACATTTAATATAGTGCAAATGTCTCCAAAAGGAGCAAATCGTTATGATATTACTGATAAACCTCAAAGTGCCATAACCTTCCAAGGTACTCAAAAACAAGAATTGCGACAAAGAGTTTCCACTGCAATGAAAAAACCTCAAAATAGATCTGTGATTAGAAGAGAAATTAGATCTACCAGAGGAATGAGTAGTTCTTTAGGTAATGTTGGATCACCATCAGGAACTACAGGACGTTATCAAGTTGGTGGAACTCCTGGTTATGGAATTGCCAATACACGTTTAGCAGACTAATGAAAACCTTTCAATCCTTTATGGAGTCAGGCGGATCTCCTTATCAGCCTTATAAGCCTCAACCACAACCAAAGCCCTCAGCACCCCCAGAAGGCTTTGACGAGTTTAAGAAGAAGTATCTCCCAAGCAAGAGTGTCAAACCTGCGTGATTTCGTTTAGTATCCAGGCATAACGGGATTATTTCTAACAAAACTCTGAGGACCGATAACTCCCATTCCAGTTTGTCGATCACCAGTTCCATTAGCAGCATTTGTAATACCACGAACTTGACGTTCCTGATCATTACCTTGAGGTGTGAATGTAGTAGTTCGCCCATCATCAGGTAATCCAACTCTTCTGACATCATCTTGTGGCGGAGGTACTGGTGCTGGTGCTGGTGCTGGTGCTGGAGTTGTTGCTGTTGCTGGTTTGGGGTCTTCTGGTCTTGGTTTTGGTGCTGGTTTAGTTACTGGTTTTGGTGCAGGCTGCTGACCAGATCCAAGAGATCCCGAAATCTTAGCATCCAGACCTCCTGTAAAACCTTTTCTTACATCTGATTTAGGAATTGGTGCTCCAGTCTGCAAATTTGTAAGTCCTTGATCTACAGCAGTTTCTGGAGTTCTTGCCTTAAGAATATCACCATACTCCAGATTAGCATTTACTGCTGCTTGAGTACCACTAGATCCAATAGGGGTTGAGTATCCACCATAAACACCTATAGGCCCCTGAAGACCACTGCTGCTTCTTCCAAGGGGAATTTTCAAACCTACCCTCCAGTCCTCAAGAATACCCTGCATCCAGGTATCACTCATCACGCTCATAATTTTCTCAGCATTCTCTACACTTGTTGCGAGTCCTTCTGAGAGAATATGATCAAGAATAATATCATAAGCCTCAACCTCCTCAGAAGTTACTGCTTTTTTCTTCACACAGTTTGGATATCTTTTTCCAAACATTGTCTTCATTCCTTTTTTCGTATAACCATCCCAGCACTTCTCATCAATCTGTTCACCTTCTGGTTCAAATGATTGAGTTTGATATTGATTCATTGATGGACTAGATGCTCCACCACCACTTAGTCTAAGTTTTAGAGCAGCAGCTCCTCTCTCAGCAGGAGACATAGGAGTTACTTTTCTATTTCCTCCCTTATCATACTGCACATTTACAAGTTGTCCTTGTTTTTGTGCAGTATATTTTTTATCAACTTCTACAGGCGCTTTTGAACCTGACAATTGTCCGCCCTTTGGAGTTACTTTTGATGGTCCAAACAAAAACTCATCAAGTTGTTCACCTTCTGGTTGGTAAGATTGATTCAGCATTTGATTTCTTTCTTTTGCTCTATCTACAACATATTTTAAATTTCCACCAAAATTTCCAAGTGATCCAACATTTCCATAATTTCCTTGTTGTTGAGTTGGTTGTGGTTTTGCAGTGGCAGCAGGTGTAGGTGCAACAGGTCTTGTTGCTGGGGTTGGAGATGATGATATTGGTCTTGGTTTTGGTTTCCCAAATACAGCATTGACTCCTCTATCAATAACAGGCCCAACTTTTGCAGCAGCTGCATCAATTGCTCTTCCTAAAAATTCATCAAGTTGTTCACCTTCTGGTTCAATATTATCTTGATACATTTCACTATAAGCATTCAGAAGCGATGTGAGTTGTTGTGAGTCCATCTGTCCGTAATCATAGGAGTTTCTGAGTGGTGTGCGAAGTAGAGGCTTTCTAGGTGTGATTGGAGTTGTTTTACCTGAGAAACCATACTTGGAGGTATCAAAGGCTTGTGCTCTTGGATCATTATTAATTGAGGCTGCTGCGGCTTGGCTTGCTGCCATGACTTGCTGAAGTGCTGATGCGGCTACTTTGGGTTGTGCTGCTTTTCCGTTCTGTGATGTGACAGGCGCTGTTGCTCTTACATTAGGATTCTGCGTTAAACTCTGATACCCCTGATCACCGTACTTACCAGACTTCATAATGCTCTGGAAGTTTGGATCCTGTGCCTTTGCAGGTGCTGGAAGATTAGCTCTCATATCCTTCATGAGAGGATTATCAGTCTCACTTGTACCACGAGTACGAGCCCTCTCAGCAGCCGCTGCAGCAAGCTTTGGATTTGCCTTTGCCCACTGATCCATTGCTGAAGGAGCAGGCGTTGTAGCGGCTGCTGGAGTGGGCGCAGGCGTATCTTTAGCAACTGGTTCATCCTTCTTAGGAGGAGTAGCACCACCTGGCATTCTCATCACATTTGATGCTAGAGCACCAACATTTGCAAATTTAACTTCATCAAGCTGATAAATTTCTTTATAGGCTTCCGTAAGATCCTTCATGTAATTACTAGTTTTTAATTATTTATATTTACCCTTCTTGACAGGAACTAAATACCTGTGTTAGAATTCATTAGTCCCCTTTGAATCATTATGGCAAAAGGATTTTCTGTAAAAGCAACTGAGCCTGAAAAGCCTCAAGATGATTTTGATATTGAGCAAGCAAAAGCAATGCTTAATGGCAAAACTCTTGTGTTCTGTCTTCCTGGTCGTGGTTGTTCATATACATTTTTAAAAAACTTCGTTCAACTCTGCTTTGATCTTGTGCAGATTGGCGTAAGTATTCAAATTTCACAAGATTACTCGTCCATGGTTAACTTTGCCCGATGCAAGTGTCTTGGTGCCAATGTTCTTCGCGGCCCTAAGCAAGTCCCCTGGGATGGTAAGCTGCAATACGATTATCAACTCTGGATCGATAACGACATTGTTTTCAACACCGAAGGTCTGCTTCGTCTGGTAACAATGGACAAGGACATCGCTGCTGGTTGGTATGCTACTGAGGATGGTCATACGACCTCCGTTGCTCACTGGCTCTCTGAGGAAGAGTTCCGTAAGAACCGTGGTGTGATGAATCATGAGACTGTGGAATCCATGGGCAAGCGTAAGAAGCCCTTTACCGTTGACTATACTGGCTTCGGTTGGGTTTTGATTAAGAAGGGTGTGTTTGAAAACCTGACCTATCCTTGGTTTGCTCCTCAAATGCAGGTTTTTGAATCTGGTGAAGTTCAAGATATGTGTGGCGAAGACGTTTCATTCTGTCTTGATGCTAAAAAAGCTGGATTTGAAATCTGGTGTAACCCCATTATTCGTGTAGGACATGAAAAAACCCGAGTTATCTAATGAGGTTCTGACAGCCTTCGATAGTAAATTTGCCATCTATATTAAGGATGAACTTTACATAGAAGGCTTGTCCTATGAGGAAATGGGTGACAACCTAATGTATCTTGCCGAAGAGTTTTATGTCAACGGCGAACCTGATCCAAAAGACATTGAAGTTAAAATTATAGGAGAACAAGATGGCTAAGCGTCCTTCACTGACTAACAAAGTTATTATTGAATCAAAGCCCAAGAAATCACGTCAAGGGGCTGGTAAGCATACAAAGTATGCTGCATCTTCTCGTAATGCTGCTAGAAAGCGTTACAGAGGGCAAGGATGAATCAAAAGGAAGTACATGTAAGGAACTGGATCAAAGAAGTATCTAAGGTAAGACCTGAATTATCTGGTTTTGCTATCTGTCCCTTCGCTTCCACTGCAAAATTTAAGATCATAGAGTGTAATATTGACGACATTGAGCCTATTGATGGGGTTGATGTTGTCATTTTTATTGTTGAGGATAATTTACAGCTCAATGACATCAATCAATGGGTAGATATATACAATAAAATCTATAGAACTTGGGATTTTTTCAAGGATTGTGGCTCTTACAGCAACTATATTGGCGGTATTCAGACCAATAATGGGCTTTATAACCTCATTTTGGCTCAACCAAAGGAAAAATTAAAGAAATTTAGAGAAAAATTAGCCCAAACTGAGTATTATGATCACTGGGATGATGCATATTTGCAAGAAATCCTCGGTAATGACTATAAAATTGTAAAAAAATCGGGATAGCAACCCCGTAAAAAGTTCTGTTTAACCTTTTTAGGAGAAAACAGATGGCAAAGTATCAAGTAGACCGTGATGTTAATTACATGAAGGAACAATGGGGCACAACACGCCTAATTACTGACTATGTTCCAATCAAAAATGACAAGTTGAACGATCCTCCAGAGAATAGATATTCTAGACCCTGTGGTGGTAAGGGCGGATTTGATGATTATGTAGAAAGGTGGCATTAATCACTATAAATAATCCTAAAACTACGTGTTAAATGGCTATCAAACCTAAAATATCAAGGGGGTTTAAAGATTTTAGTTTATCTTTTAAAAAACACCCCATCACAAATGATATCATTGCCATTTTTAATGAAGATGCAATTAAAAATTCGGTTGTTAACTTAGTTAGAACCACAATCGGTGAGCGTTTTTTTCAGCCATCCCTGGGCACTAATGTTGAAAATAGCATTTTTGAATTAACTACAACTGAAATATCCTTTGCTCTTCAGAATGAAATCAACCAAGTATTGAGAAATTATGAGCCAAGAATTTTAGTAACCGATATATTTGTGAATGTATTTGATGATAGTTATGAATTAGAAATTATTATTGAATACAATATTATAGGTATTGAACCAGTAAATCAAGTTGTTAATGTAATTCTCAAATCAACTAGAGTATAATAATGTCTCAACTACAAGTCACAAATTTAGATTTTGATCAGATAAAAACATCTATTAAGGATTATCTTCGTGCGAATAGTAATTTTACTGATTATGACTATGAAGGATCTAACTTTTCAATCCTGATTGATATTTTAGCCTATAATACTTATATTACTGCATATAATACGAACGCAGTTGTAAATGAAGTTTTCCTTGATAGTGCATTAATTCGTGACAATGTAGTTGCATTGGCAAGAAATATTGGATATGTCCCAAGATCAGCAAGAGCCGCAAGACTCATAGCTACACTTAACGTAATTCTACCAGCTGGATCATCAACCTCATCGATTGTTCTTAAGGCGGGAATCGTTGCAACAGCTACAGCTAATAATGCTTCATACACATTTGTACTTCCAGAAAATATTACTACGACAGTTACAAATGATCTTGCATCATTTAAAAACATAATTCTTTATGAAGGTAGTTACGCTTTATCATCGTTTGAAGTTGATACATCTGATGAATACGAAAGATATGTAATTGATAATCAAAATGTAGATACAACCACTCTAAGAGTTAAAGTACATCCAACATCTGAAAGTGAGGCTTATGATGTCTATACTCAAGTTAGTTCAATTGTAGGACTTTCTACTACAGCCAATAAGTATTTGATTCAAGAAGTGTCTGATGAACGCTATGAACTTCTCTTTGGTGACGGAATTATCAGTAAGAAATTAAACAACGGCAATTTAATTGAAGCTTCCTACGTTGTAACAAATGGTGCAATAGGAAATGGAGTTAAAACAGTTAATTTCAATGGTGTTATAACTGATGATATTGGAACTGAGCTGACTAGTTTAACTGCTGCTCTTACAGTTGTTAGCCCATCTCGTGATGGATCTGATATTGAACCAATCACATCAATCAAATATTTTGCTCCTAGAAGATATGCAGCTAGAAATAGAGCTGTTTCTTCACAAGATTATGAATCAATTGTACCAGATATTTACCCAAATGCTGAAGCAGTAATTGCTTATGGTGGAGAAGAGCTTACCCCACCTCAGTACGGTAAAGTGTTTATCGTTATTAAACCAAAAGGTGCAAATACGCTTTCACAATTCACAAAGGATGATATTGCATTTAAACTTAAAAAGTATTCAGTAGCTGGTGTTGAAACAGTTATTCTGGATATGAAGTACTTGTATGTTGAATTAGATTCAACCATATATTATGATCAGGCAAAAACAACTTCTGAAGAAGATCTAAAGACAAATATAATTGAATGTTTGACTGCTTATGCCAGTGCATCAGAGGCTAATGGTTTTGGTGGTCGAGTTAAATATAGTAAGGTTGTTGGTTTAATTGATGATGTTGATGGTGCAATTACATCAAACATTACAAAAGTTAAAATGAGACGTGATTTGAATGCAGCATTAAATCAAAATGCTCAGTATGAATTATGCTTTGGTAATGCCTTCCATGTTAAACCAGGCGGATATTCAATTAAATCCACCAAGTTTAAAATTTCTGGCGTTGAAGGTGATCTATACCTATCTGACGTTCCCGATACTGGCAGTAAAACTACTGGTAAGGTTGTTTTCTTTAAACTTGATGCTGAAAAAAATCCAGTGATTGTAAATAGCAATGCAGGAATTGTAAATTACGCTAAAGGTGAAATATTGCTTAACACAGTAAATATTACTTCTACACTATACGAAGATGGAATTATTGAAGTTCAAGCAATACCTGAGTCAAATGATGTAATTGGATTAAAAGATTTATATTTGAGGTTAAATATTTCTAGCAGTAACTTCACACTATTAAATGACACGTTAAATGCTGATATAAATGCATCAGGAACTAAATTCGTATCAACCTCCAGCTACTTAAACGGAAACTATACTAGGTAATTAGAATGTTAGATAAAGATCTTCAAAGAATCGAAATTTCTCAGATAATTGGTAGTCAATTGCCAAATAGTTTTTCTGAGGAAAACTCTTTATTTAGTCAGTTTCTAACACAATATTATATTTCACAAAATCAAATTACAGAGTTAGCAGAAAATATTGATCGTTATGTAAATGTTGAAAATTTTGATTCTACTCAGTTTACAGCATACTCAACAACATTAGAAGAAGATATCACTTATTATGATGATGTTATTACTGTAACAACAACTAAATCTTGGCCCAACAAGTATGGCTTATTAAAAATTGATAATGAGATTATTACATACACTAGTAAAGATGCTACCCATTTTTATGGGTGTGTTCGTGGATTTAGTGGGATTGATTCATATCAAAGCCAAACACAACCAGGGTCTCTAGTATTCTCATCAACCACTGCTGAAGCTCATGTAAGTGGTACATTAGTAAAAAATATCAGTAGTTTAATTTATGTTGAATTATGGAAGAATATCAAGTCACAATTCTTACCAGGATTCCAAGACAAAGCATTAAATGAAAATGTTGATAAGAAGTTATTCTTAAAGCAAGCTAAAGATTTTTATGAGACCAAAGGTACATTAGAGTCTTATAAAATTCTATTTAAAGTACTATATGGTGATCCTAATGTAAAGTTAGTAACTCCATCAGAATACTTATTAAAACCATCTGTAGCTCAGTGGAGCGTAAGTGATAATTTAATTGTTGAAGTTATTTACGGCGATATTGATAAAATTAATGGACAACCAATTATTCAAGATACTCCCTACGCATACGGAAATGTATACTTATCATCTTTAATTAATCTTGGAGAACAAGTATATCATGAAATTCAATTAAGTAATGATACAAAACTTGGAAAATTTGTTGCATGTCCTGTTACTAGAACTACGATTGGTGCTGGTGTAGAAGAAAATACGATTTTTGTCGATTCTACAGTTGGATTTCCCAATGTTGGAGAATTATATATTAATGGTGAATATGTTACATATAATGGTAAAAATGATAACCAATTTTTTAACTGTGTTATTTCAGCATCAATTGATAAATTTGTAAATGTTTATGCAAATAGTTTTGCATATTCATATGAAGATGGTGATAAAAACAAACCAGTATATATGAGAATTACTTCTATATTATCAAATTATTCCGATCTTTTAGAAAAATCAAAATACCTAAAGGTTGGAGATGAGATTGGGTTTAAAAATTTAGGTGAGGATGTGGAGATTAATCTTGAATTATACAATAATAGATTTAATAATTGGTTTCAAAATAATACTTATGAAATAAAAGTTGTTGATAAGCCTAATGGTATTACGCAAACATCATCACCTGCAACAATCAATACTAAGGTGCCTCATGGATTTAAATTAGGGGACTCAATAACACTCTATGATGTAGATGATTATGATAATTCGTTCAATCCACCCGTATCAGGAACTGTTATTCAAATTTATTCGCCAACCTCATTTGCGTTACAATTTGTTTCTGGTACATTAAATTCTAATTTAGATTATAAGCTCTATAGAAATATTCATATATCACCAGCAGGTCAATATAAGTACTTAGCTGATATTCAAAATACTTATGTAAATCCAGCTAAAGATTCTGTTTATGTAACATCAACAAGTTTACCATCATATTCAATACCAACTAACACTGGAACATTATATTTTGGTATTGGATCAGTAGAAACAGAAATTATTACAACAAAAAATAGTTTTAATGTAACAGTAAATCATAATTTACAAACTGGAGATAAAGTTTATTATAGTTATTCTGGTGCTAATGTTGGAATTAATACTGGTGCATACTATGTAAAAAAAGTTAGTAATACTCAAATAAAATTAGCTTATAATAGAGCTAAAATTTATCAAGATAGTTATATTACATTTACGCCATCAGGTGCAGTAAATGCTATTACTAATGCAGTAATTTTATATTCTTTAGCACAAAGAAATATTTTAGATCAAAAATTAATTAAAAGAATTCCAATAGATCCAAAGATTAAGAAAAGTAATTTTAGTATTCAACAATCTCCTTTACCATTTTCTGTGGGAATTCTGCTGAATGGCACTGAAGTATTATATCCAAAGAGTGATGACAAGGTTTTCTATGGTAAATTAACTTCAATTGATGTAACTGCTGGTGGTGAAGAATATGATTTAATTAATCCACCCAATGTTATTATTGAAGATAGTGTTGGAGTTGGAGCTTCTGCATTTGTTCATCTTGAGGGGTCACTATCTGGAGCATTATTATTAAATTCTGGATATGATTACTTAACTACACCTACAATTAAAATAACTGGTGGTAACGGTAGTGGAGCTACTGCAGAAGCAGTAATGAAATCAATTTTTACTACAATTGATTTTGCAGCTAATTCTTCTGGTATTAATACAACATCAGATCAAATTGGTTTTAGCACATATCATAACTTTAAAACTGGTGAGGAAGTTATCTATAGATCTTATACCAATACTGGTATAGGAATTGGCACCGATGGAGCACCTGCGGCTGGAGAATCGGATACAAAAGCATATTTAATAGATCTTTCAAAATATTATGTTATCAAAGTTAATGATAGCACTATAAAGTTAACCACAACCGAAGAAAATGCTTTGGCTGGTATAAACACTATTAACATAACTCAGCTTAGTAAAGGAAATAATAGTTTTATATCAACAAAAACTAGAAATATTGTTGATAGAATTGAAGTAACTAATCCTGGAAGTGGATATGTAAATAAAAAGGTCATAGTTGAACCACAATCATATCCACCAAATCAACCTCAAAATATACCTCTAGCACTTGTTGGCATTAATACACAAGAAAATTTCATTTACGCAAAGAGTCATAATTTTGCAGAAAAAGAATTAATCTATTATAATACAACTGGCTCTACCATTGCTGGATTAAATACATCTCAAGCATATTATATTATTAAATTAGATAACGATAAATTTAGGCTTGCATCTGCTGGAATCGGCACGACATTATCATCTGTGAACTATGATCAAAACAAATATGTTAAAGTGGCAGGTTTTGGGACAGGTGAGCATACTTTCTATACTCCTCCAATTCAGTTAGAAATATTAGGAACTCCGAATTCGGTGGATGTTAGTGGAAACCTTGCTTCAATTGGTGGTACATTTGAAAACTCTCAAGCACTTGCAGTTCCCGTATTTACTAGTTCTGTCACAAATATATTTTTAAAGAGTGGTGGTACTGAATATGGAACTCCTGAGATAATTAATTTTAATAGAAAGCCGAATGTTTTATTAAGTAGTGGAAAAGACGCCGTATTACAACCAATTGTAATCAATGGTGGAATATCTGAGGTTTATATTTTAAACGGTGGCAGTGGCTACACATCTGTTCCAGATATTGTGGTAACTGGAGATGGTGCATTTGCTTCCCTTAAACCTATTATAAGCGAAGGTAAAATTATAAATGTTGAAGTTATAGACTCTGGAAAAAATTATAAAAAACAAAACACTATATTAACTGTAGTATCAAGAGGGAAAAACGCATTTTTTGATGCCAACGTTCAAGTGTGGCATATAAATTACTACAAAAGATATGAATCTATCATAAATGATCCTACAAATCCTTCAAATTCTATTTACATTGGAGCACTAAACAAGTCTAATATTTCAGCTCAGTTAGTAAGTCCAATTGTTCCAAAACAACTTAGATATTTACTTGAAGATAATTTAGATGCTAATTTAAATGAAACCCCAAGCATTGAACATTCTCCGATAGTTGGATGGGCATATGATGGTAATCCAATTTATGGACCTTATGGTTCATCAAATGCATCAACACTCACAGGAATTAAAGCCTTAGTAAGTGGATATGAATTAATTCCTTTGGGTGAAAGACCATCATATCCACCAGGATTTTTCATAGAAGATTATGTATATACTGCTAATGGTGATCTTGATGAAAATAACGGTAGATATTGCATAACACCAGATTTTCCAAACGGCACTTATGCGTATTTTGCAACAACTACAAACTATCCATATGTTTTAAATGATTATGCATATGAAGTTGACGACTTCAACTTAAATTCCACAAATACTCAAGATTATAACATAATTGAGTCTGAAAATCTCACTAGAAATACTTCTCCATATAAAATTAATCGTGAATACTCAGTTTATAATGGTATTGATTTAAGGTATGGTGATGATGCTAAAGTTTTAGTAAGGGGTGTTCAAAAGTCTGGAGTTGATTTTGTTAATGTTATAAAACAGGGATCATCTTATAAAATAAATGATAGACTTGAATTTGATAATAGGGGAACAAATGGTCGTGGTCTAGATGCAAAAGTTACATCTTTGGTTGGAATTGCAATAAGCAATATTACTAATGTAACTACAACATATTCAAATATTGAATTTATTCAGCAAGAAAAAAATGTAATTGGCATCTTTACATCACCACATGCATTGTTAGATTTACAAACAATTACAATTTCTGGAATTAACACAGCTTCATATAAATTTATAGAAGGGAAGTACAAAGCTGGTGTCAGTACATTCTACTCTAAAGTAAGGACTGCAATAGGGACAACAGCAGCTACTGGCATAGCAACAGAAGTAGTTTTAACAGAGTCTCCATATACCAAAAATATAGTTCCTGGAGATATTATTGGAATTGGAGTTGAGCAGTTATTGGTATTAGGTTCCAATCGGTTAAATACTGGATATAAAGTTTTGAGAGGATTTAACTCTTCCGTTTCTGTAGCACATACTGCAACCTCTGAAGTTACTCTTAAAGGAAAAGTATTTTCAGTCCCTATTTCTTTAAATTTGATTGGAGTAACTACAGATTCTGCAAATACAAAATTAAATCGCTCTACATTTTTTAATCCTCAACTAGATGTTGGTTACGGTAGCACTACAACTTCAATTCAAATTGGATTTGGAATTACTGCAACACCAATTGGAGTTCAGACTGGTCAGGGGTCATATACTAAAATTGAATTTTATAGCAATCCCTTTAAAATTGGAGATTTAATAGAAACTCAAAATATTCTTAATTTAAATATTTCACCTGGATTTGTAGCACAAAGTTTCCCAGATTCAATTTTAGTAAACTACGATAGTACTGCAGTTGTTAACGTTGGAGTTGCAACTACAAGTGTTATCAAACAAATCAAAAAATTAAATATTCCACCTGGATCTTTATATATTCCTAATCATGGGTTTATAAATGGAGAGCAAGTAAAATATACAGCAGTTAATGGAATTGGATTAACATGTTCACCAGATATCGCATTAACAAGTGAATTTACTTTACAATCTGGAAGTAATGTATATGTAATTGTTGACACTCAGGATTTCATTGGCGTTTCTACAACATTAGCTGGAATTACATCTGCTCTTGGTAGATTATATTTCCCATACAGCAGTCAAGCAAATGGATTAGCACATGAATTAAAAACTACTTATCAAAACCCAATTGGTCAAATTTCTCTAAACGAAGCCGTAATTACTACATTTGATGAGCATAATTTAAAGCATAACGATAGTATAATCATAGATTTACTACCAAATCAAACTGAAAATATAACAGTTAAGTTTGATAATACAAGTGCTCGTATTTTGATCAATCCAGTTGGGTTTGGTTCAACACAGGTATCAACCACGAATAATACTATAACAATATATGATAATACCTTTAAAACAGGCAGCAAAGTAGTTTACAATTCTGCAAATCCTGTTGCACCATTAATTAATGGTGAGGAGTATTTTGTTGTTAAAGTTGATAAGGATAAGATCCAGTTAGTAGAATACTTATATGATGCTAAAAATCCGTATTATTCTGGTATTGTTTTTACTTCCGTTGGTGGAGCATCGCATACACTATCACCAATTAATCCACCAATTAAAGGATTATTAGGTAATACATTATCATTTAATATTGGCGATGCAAGTTTAAATTCTTTAGTCTTGGATTTCTACCTTGATGATAGTTTTACTAATAAAATTAACTTAAAGAACATTACTAGAACTGGAACTCCTGGCGATGGTAGTGCAACTACAAAGGTTAATTTAAAACTTGATACCAATGTACCTGATGTATTCTATTACAAACTAAGACCAGTAGGACTAAGTACAATCACTTCAAATGCATATGCATATAATGTTGACACTGATGTTGATGCATATTCTCAAATTGTAGTAGAAGTATCAAAATATAATGGAATTTATAATATAACTTCTGTAGGATCGACGACTATTAACGTTGATTTATTGACCAAACCAGAACTTTCTCAATATACAAACTCTGGAGTTACTACTTTTAGATATTATACAGATTCTTTAACCGCCACTGGCGGTATTAGAGAGGTATCAATTGGATTCACTGGAACTGGTTATTTGGCACTTCCAGAAATTTCAAGTTTAACCTCTGTGGGAGGAACAGAAGCAGAGTTAAAACTGTTATCTGATAACATTGGAAAAATTAAAAATTTAAATATTATAAATTCTGGATATAATTTCCCAACAGATCCATCACTAAAACCAAAAGCAGATATTCCATTTGTTCTAAAATTAAGAAATAATTATCAATTAAAAGATGTTGTCATTTTAGATAGTGGTAAAAATTACTTAGTTGAGCCAAAACTTATTTGTATTGAACATCCTGAAATTGAGTTTGACTCTAAACTTGAAGGTGGTAGTATTCAAAATGCTAAGGTAACTATTAATAAAACTGGCTTATCATTAGTTCCACCAACTATCATACCTATTAATAACTCAAATGGGTTAACAGTTAAGAGTGCAGTATCTGATGGATTAGTCAATACACTATCAATTAATTCTGATAATGGAAGTTTCATTGACTTCCCATTTGAAGTTGGAGATAAAGTTTTTGTTGAAGGAATTGAACTCACCGAAGCATTATCGGGTGCTGGTGGATATAATTCAAGTGACTATAACTATGCATATTTTGATGTTACATCTATTGATACTACTCCTGGAGCAGAAACAGTAACTTATTCTATTGTTGGTTTAGGAAGTACTGGTGGTTATTATGATTCAACTAATAGCGTTGGTAGAGTTATTAAGTATGATGATTTGGCTAAATTTACTGCCACACTAGAAAAAACTGATTTTATTGAAAATGAAACTATCTTTTCAAATGGAAGTTTATTTAAAGTATATAAAGACGGTTGGAATTCTCAAAAAGACTTACTCAAAATTGTAGGTAATAGTTTCAATATTGGAATTGGAAATTCTCTTGTTGGTTCAAAAACAAATTCAAAAGCAGTTGTAGATGAAATTGATTATTCTGATGCACATTTCAATTGTGCGGGTGAACGTGTAAAAGAAAACGGTTGGAGAACAAGAACTGGTTTTGTAAACGATACAGATCAAAGAATTCAAGATAGTAATTACTATCAAAGTTTTTCCTATGCAATTAATAGCTTAATTCAAAAGAATACTTGGATTAATGATGTAGAAGCTTTAGCACATCCATCTGGTATGGCTGTTTTTGGTGATGTAGTTGTGAATTCAAAGCCCTCCTTAGGTATTGGTAGAAGTTTCAATTTAATGCCATCTACAATAGATACCTCAGATACTTTAATTAATATTTTAAGTGAATCATCATTTAATACTAAGCAATATTTTGATAAATCTTTTGAGGTTACTACTAATAAAGGTATATCAAAAGATGTTGGGTTATTAAGTAAAAAGTTATTTGACTATAGCATTTGTAAAACCAACCGTGTTCAGATTGTAGACGATATTAGTGACGAATTTAATGGTACTAGTCTTCTAGAATTAGATAATATAAATGCAGATGGCGCAAATTTATTACTTTTAAATAGAGAGTTTATTCAATCTGAAGTTGTTGGTTTTATCACAAATACATATCCTGGAATTTTAAGCAATTTAGATTTTGATAGTGAAGTATGTGAGAGAGATGTAGGTTATATTGTTGATGCGGTTGCTTATGATCTAAAATATGGTGGTAATGAAAAGAGTGTTGCCGCTGGACTGTCTTATTGGACTGGTGTTGGTGGTACAAGTTTTGTTGATGGGGAAAGTCAAGAAACTATAGGTGGATTTAGATATATTATAAATCTTTCTCAATATGTAATTAATAATGTTGCAATATCAACATCATATCAATCAACACCATTTACAATTTCACAATCATACAATTATACTGTATCGGTTGATACTGATTGTAGTCCATCATACAATGCCAATTGTTGTGCGAATACATTAGCTGCAATTAATTCTTATGTTGGAATTGTCACTTCTATTATTGGAATAGGTACAACAGCTGCTCCTGACGTAACAGTTTCTAATGTTTCTAAAGGTGG